CACGAGCTGCGCTCGAAGCTGCAACAAGCACAAGCACCAAAACCACAACGATCAATACGACAATCGTAGAGACCGAAACAGAAACCGAAAGCGAGGAAGCTGTGACTACAGCCCCAGAAAATACACCGGAGGAGACTCCGGTAGATACACCGGTCGAGGCTGAAAAAGTCGAAGCCGCTCGTAAGATCATTCGTCCCTCAGTATTGGATTCTCAGCGAGTCCGTACACCAATTACATCAATGGCTACATACACAGAGCACAAGATCAAAGCTGCACTAGGTAGCGATGAGTCTCGTCTTTATGTAACTGCCGCAGACGATAGCTTTTCAACTAACCCAGCATTTAATCCAACTCAGTACCTAACAGAGTTTGTAACTAATACTCGTTTTGGAACACCGGCCATTGATGCCTGCAGTCAGGGAGTTTTGCCCTCCAGCGGTATGACCATAAATGTCCCATCACTCGTTACCTCAGCTGGTGGCGGTTCAGGCGTTGCACCGACCGTCACAGTAGAGGCAGAAGCTGGAGCCGTATCTAATACAGGTATGGTTACAGAATACTTAACAGGTACAGTAAACAAGTACGCAGGTATGAATACGATCTCAGTAGAACTCCTAGAGCGTTCAGATCCAAACTTCTACGCTGAACTAACTCAGCAACTACAGAACGCATACCTAACTACTATTGATACAACAGTAGTAGCAGCTTTGTTATCAGCTAGTACAGCTGCAACAGCTACTACAGCCGACAGCGATGGAGTTATTGCTTACACTTCACAAGCAGCAGCAACCATCTACAAAAACACAGGCTATTTTGCTCAGAACTACATCGGTAACGCTGCACAATGGCAGCTATTGATGGGCGCGACAGATACCACAAAGCGACCTATCTATAACGCTATCCAACCAATGAACGCAGCCGGACAGGTAGGCCCTCAGTCTATTCGCGGTAACGTACTAGGACTTGATCTATACGTAGACAAGAACTTTACAGAGACAACAGTAGACGACGGTTCAGCAATCATTTTGGCACCTGAGGCGTTTACTGTTTACCGTTCACCTCAAGCGTATATGTCAGTAAACGTAGTATCTAACCTACAGGTTCAGGTAGCGATCTACGGATTTATGGCAACAATCGCAAAAATGCCTAACGGTATCGTTCGTTACCTAAAGGCATAAGTAAAACCCTAATAGTCGGTAGGGCTCTTAGCCCTTTGAGCCCTACCGACCTTTTTAACTAAGGAGATCATTGTGCCGGCAACTTACGTCACCGAGGCAGAGCTAAGAGCCAACCTTGGAATCGATGCCCTTTATTCGTCAGATATCGTCGAGACGTGCTGCCAGACTGCCCAGGATCTTCTTAATCAATTTTTATGGTTTGCTTCCGCGCCGGTTGTCGGTACGACTTTGCAGAATAATGTCGCAACCGTAATGATCGCTAACCCGGCTATCTTTACAACCGGCCAATCCGTAACCTTGAGTGGATGCGGCTCAACCTTTAACGGCACGTACACAATCACGGGAACGATGCCTTGGAGCGCCGGTACTACTAATTTAATCCCGTCGATCGTTTGGAATAACTACGCCTGGAATTGGCCAGCCGGTTATAGCTTTATCCAATTTACCAAGGTCGCAGCTAATGTTAATTTTAGCCGGGTCCTCCCTTATGGCTCTGCCGTGGGCGCGGATACAAAGACAAACAGCTACGCGACCACCCCGGCTGTACGCGAGGCCGCGATGATTCTGGCGGTGGACATATTCCAAGCTCGCCAGGTATCACAGACCGGCGGCGTATCTATTGACGGATTCAGTCCTTCGCCATACAGGATGGGTAACTCAATGATCGGCAAGATCAGAGGGCTCATCGCCGGGTACCAAAATCCAAACAGTATGATCGGATAGCAGATGCCAGCGCCGATTACAACCTTACGAGCTACGGTAGCCGCCGTTTTGGCTAACCCTAACTCTTGGAACACTTTTACTTTCCCTCCGCCAACAATCACGGCTAACTCTGTAATCGTTGCACCGGCGGAGAATTACATTACGCCAAGTAATAACACGAACGCCGGAATATCACCATTAGCGAACCTGAAAATCATTATGACCGTGCCGATGC